GTACAACGTAAAGACGAAGTTCGTAAAAACGAACGCCCTCACGCTTTGCGATGTGGTGATTGGTGCCCTGTCCTCGGGGAGCCGAGGCGGAGAAAAGCGCTTCGTAAGGCCAAACGCGACTCGCGATCAGGAATTGATCGCGCAGTATGCGTGTAAGCTTGGCCTAGAAGAGCTAATACAGGACAATGGAGGTAGCGGGATTGCTGGTCACTCAAAGAAAACCAGACTCGCGGCGACCTCCAGGGAGTGGAAGTTCACAAAAGAGTTCCCATGTGGACCAGAAGCAGCCTACTTTTCAAGAGGCTACTTAGAAGTACTTCTGGACTACTCTAGTAAAATAATGAACTTCGATATGGACGAGCAATTATCGCTCTTTCGTATGGCGGCATCTTGGCCGCGGGAACGTTTCGTGAAGAACGCCAAATACTGTTGCAGTTGGCCGTTCGCACGTTTCGTTAGGAATGAGCCACCGGAGCGTCCTGAGGGGTTTCTTGGAAATCCTCTCGGATCCGGTGCGCTTAAGCGCTTTCTAAAGACACGACTTGTAGCAAATTCAAGGCGTAACGCTAGACTCTTCTTTGGAATTCTCCAAGGAGTCAAGCGCGCTTGTGCTAAAGTGTCAAAGGAATTCATTCATGAAGCTCTCGTCAAACATAGAAGTTATATGACGATTGTTCCGAGTGTACCCGAAGACTATCAAGAGATGGAAGAAATATTCGACGACCTCTTTCAAGATTTCAAACCGACAAAACCAAAGTTGTGGGAAGCTTCTGCTTCTGCATCCTTTGAGAATGTCAGGTCTGAAGGAGGGGCGAGGGCCTGGTTACAAGATAACTGGGACATCGTTTCTGCTGAGTCGAAAGTCGCCTTTGTTGGCGGGACTCTGCAGATCGGAGATACGTCTCTGGTAACAATGCCTGACACAAAACGTCAGGCCAGGGGGAAAGCTGATTCGGTCTACGGACCGGAGATCGCTGCAGGGCTAGCGGAGATAATCCGTCTTGCCGCAAAGCAGCCAAAAGATGTACAAGTCAGTGCAATTATCGAACCTCTCAAAGTACGCCTAATCACCAAGGGTAATTCCTTGCGATATTGGGTGTCTAGAGATTTCCAAAAACAACTCTGGCAACATCTTCAGAACTTTCCACAGTTCGCCCTTACGGGTGAGCCACTCGAAGAGAGGCATCTACACGGCATTCTTGACCGTGAGTATGACCTCAATGAGCTCATTGAATCCGAAGGCAAAGACAAGATCAAGTTCGATTTCTGGGTCAGCGGTGACTATTCAGCCGCCACAGATACCCTGAATCTTAACGTGACAAAGCTAGCATTTGAAGCAGCTTTGAAATGTCTCGATCTAGTGGGTCCAGAGTCCCTTCCGGGGGCAAATCTGGAGTACCTCGAAGTCTTGCGTTCGGTCCTTTATGAACAAGAAATCCATTATCCGAAGAATGTTAGCACATATCACACAGATCTTGAGCCGTGCCGTCAAACAAACGGCCAGCTCATGGGCTCTACATTGAGCTTTCCCATCCTCTGCATGGTGAATCTGATGTGCTACATCTCGGCGATGAACCGTTACACCGGGGTTAAAGTGGATCCTAAGACCCTGCCAGTGTTGGTCAACGGTGATGATATCTTGTTTCGCGCTAATGAGAAATTCTATGAGATTTGGAAACAGGAGGTGCATAAGGTCGGTTTTACACTCTCTTTGGGAAAGAACTACACCAGCAGGGAATACCTGACTGCGAATAGTCAACTTTTCCATTATCAAGAGTGCTTACACTGGCCTGACAAGTACCTCAAGCGCGCGGTTTATTTCAGCCGCGCGACCTTCCAAGAACTAGACTACTTCAATCCCGGCTTATTGACCGGTGTAGCCAAAGTTACAGGAAGGGGTCCAAAATCTACCCCCATCTGGGATTACTTCAACCTTGTTACCAAGGGTGCAATCGATAAAGAACGAGCAAGAATGAGATTTGTTCATTATCATCAAGAGTCGATCAAAATTTTGACTCAAAATGGTAAGTGGAACTTATACATCTCCCCACTACTTGGTGGTGCTGGCTTTCAACTTCCGGAACTTCCTGCGAATGTGCAGAGAGTGCCGGCAGTGACTGCCACACCATTTCAAAGGTCGTGGGCATCGTTCATGGAGAGTCAGCTTTACGCTAATCCCCATTATCATTCAAAGATTGCACTAGTACAGCCGAAGAAGAAGGCTGTCCCAGAGAAATGGAAGGGTATCTCAAAACTCATCCTAGCCCCGCTTGTGGGACCATACGATATGAATGTTGTTAAGTCAGAAGATTTGTCGATAAACCTGCCACCGTTGGCAGCCAGACTGGGTATGAACGACACCGGAGAGGAGTCTCCAATGAAGTTCAGGCACCCGAAGAGAGAAACTATGGAAAAGTTTCGCTCGAGGAGCTGGCGCCACTTTAGGCGAGGCATCTTCAGATCAAACCAGAGGATTTTGGTATACACAGGGACACGTGAACTTGAACACGGTCACCTCGTAGTGGGTAAACAACCCACCAAATGGTCATTCTCTAACCCAAAAGACTACCTCGAAGAGGAGTTTCGTGGGCCAAATGATAGACCATCGCCTGAGGCAGCTATCTCAACTGCCGTTGAAGGCTCGGAATAGCGCTTGCGCTAGACGTGTACTCAATCCAATCTTGGGTTCGAAGGATAATCTCCTAAAAAGGTGTGGTGCGTGAATTTCTTGTCACGCTGACCTTCTGCTTGGTCACCAGCCACTTAATAGTTCCTTGCTAAGTGTGGCGTGGTGTGTTAATGCGAATGTGCAAGTAACACATCTTACGTCACTAAATGCCAACAGACTGCACGGGAGAGCACACATCAAAGTGTGTACCTTCGGATGTACAGTCGCCCCGAATTTTGCCGGGGGGATCCAATGACTCGCAAAATGAAGCAGACTAACAACAGATCAGTCCTTATCTTAAAAGGAAATGGCGGCCGGAAAGGCCGCAAGAACGGTAGGAAAGCCAGGATAGCACAAGGCGTGCAGGGGCTGCGTGGAATCACGCAGAATGTCGCAGTTTCCGTGAATACACCATTTGGTGATAATCCGAAACCGGCAACCCTCGCCGCAGGCCTTGATGCCTTCAATCCTTGCTCGGTACCCTTACCTCGAGCGATCGGAGATTATACAACCATCCGTACGACTCAGGTGATCAAGAGTGCCAAGAAGCTGAATTTATTCGGAAGCGTCGCTGATAGCAGGACCTCAGAACCAAAGTGGTCCTCGATCTGCTCTCAGAGTGGTGGCGGAACTGACATCATTGATGGCACGTTCACGACCCAACTCGAAGCTTTCGACAGCATGGGCCCAGCATCCTGGGACTATGCTCGAATGGTTCCAGCGGCTTTCAGTGTTCAAATCATGAACCCTAATGCGCTACAGACTACTTCGGGAATTGTCTACGCTGGCAGAGCCAGGCAGATGATCTCCCTTGCTAACAAGACAACTACGTGGGACGCACTAGCTAATGAACTAGTGTCGTTTAGTAACCCACGGCTGATGTCAGCAGGTAAGTTAGCCCTTAAAGGCGTGCAAATTGATGCAGTGCCTTTCGACATGAACTCGCTGTCTGATTTCAAGACACGGTTCGGGTCAAGCGCAGGTCCGTATACGAACAATGACGC